GACCAGTTGTTCCAAGATTTTTATTCAAAGACTTTTCATATTGACTTCTATACTCTTTAGTCTTATAATAAAGTGATTTATAATCTTTCTCAGATAATACGTGTCCATTAGACCAGAATTTAATACCCTTTCTTGATGGGTGTAGGTCTATTAGCTCATCTTTCTCGGAAAACTTATTGTACATTTTAACCTTTGACTCAGTTAATGAATAATCCTGGTTTCCACACTTAATAAGAACAGCACTGTGTCCTCTTGGTCCTTTTCCAAAATAGCAATCTTCAACAATTCCGATAAAACTTTCTTTATTGTACAATTCTTTTCCAATTAAATTTTCAATAGAAACCGATAATTTACTTTTATATGGCCATATTTCTATTTCGTTATTATCAGCTTTTTTAAAGTCAAAAAACTCACACAACCCAGCAACTAAATCACTCTGACCATCGAACTCAATATTTAACAACTCTTCTTTTTTCATAATTATAAAATCTGTATCTATAAATATAGATAAAAACTTCAAACGATATTTGTATTTTTAAAACACAAACAATTGGTCGCTCTCCATAATACCATCTACACGAACTTCAATTCTCTCGCCATCCCTAAAAACAGGAACAATATGGCACCCAGTCAACTCAACTATAGCTCCATCTTCAGTTTCAATTTCATAAACATTCTCGTTTTCCTTAAGCTCTCTCTCGTGCTTTTGAACCAAGGTTCCAAGTCCGTGTTCTGTCTGAACTGGGTCTCCAACCTCTACTTCAACGATGTTCTTATAAGAGCCATCTTTCATCATGACATTGCAGTTTGATGTTAAACAGTTTCTTTCTGGATTTAGGAAACGCTCAAAATAAAGATTAAACCTTATTGGGTCAATCTTTGTAATATCAAGACACCACGACAATAGACTTCCTGCTGCAGAACCTCTGGCTGGGCCAATGTCATGACCTTCGTTTCTGTAGAAATTAATAATCTCCCAGTTTACAAGAAAGTAATCAAGCATCTTCTTTGATTCAATAATACTAATCTCATAATTAAGACGGTCAACATACTCATTAACCTTTTCATCGGTCATCTCAACGATTCCATTTTTCTTATATATCTCAACTTTTTGCTTTAACTTAATAAACGCAAGTTTTACAATAATCTCCTCTGGCTTATCTGTGCCAAAATATTCTATTATTTTTTCAGTTGGCTCATATCTTGGATATTTCTCAGTACCAGTATCAAATTCAAAATTACACCTATCAGCTATAATGTTTGTATTTTTCATACAAAGTTCAAGAAACTTTTCAGGATACTTAAATCCATACTTTTCGTTCATTTCTCTATAGTCATCGCTATTGAAGTAGTATAACTCTCTGTTTTCTTTCAGAGAACAATAGGCAAGCATACGATGTTGCTTAATAGATGTAACTACATCTTGAAGCTTTGAATCCTCTCTTCTTGGATAGTAGGTGTCATTGCTCATTACTGGAAGCAATTTATACTTACTCATCATTTTAATCAAGAAGTTGTTATACTGCTTCTGAGTGGCGAACTTACTAAACTTAAACTCCACTATCAAATCTTCTCCAAACTCGCTCCTAAGCATGTTAAGATAGTTCTCTGCGTCAATAACCTTTCCTTTAAGAACCAGGTTTGCTAATTTACTATCAAGACCTGAGGTAGATATTATTAAACCCTCTTTATATTTCAAAAGCCACTCTGTAGTTATTCTTGATTCTTTCTTAAATAACCCCTCTGTGTTTGCGAGGTATATCAAATGATTCAGATTTCTATATCCAATTTCATTTTTTATGAAAATCTTTATTTTATAATTATCTCCCTCAAGCTCTCTGTCTTCAAATTTTCCAATATTGTCATTCAAGAAAGACTCGACACCAAAAACTGGTTTAATCCCTTTTGACTTACATTTATTGAAGAATTCAAATGAACCAGATAATGTTGAGTTATCTGTTATTGCCATTGAGGTGTGGCCATACTCTTTTGCAAGCTTAATATACTCGTCTACAGAACCAGCTCCATCAAGAATAGAGTGAAATGTATGGAGACCAAGTGGAGTTACTCGGATTGAATCGCCCGCTTGCATAGGTTTCTCTTCTGCAACTTTAGTAAGAGAATCCATTAAATCTTCTGCGCCCTCTTCTTCTTTGAATCCAAGGATGCCTATTCTTTGAAGTTCGAAAAAACATTTTGCAAGCGCAGTAACATCCGCAAGTGCATCGTGAGCATCTTCGAATCCTTTGTCAAATAATTTTTGGTGAAGTTCTGTTTGAGAAGGAAATTTCATCCCACTCCTACCTCTTTTGTTTGGAATTGCCACGAAGTCAGTTGTGAGCTTCATGGTGTCAATGTGATTTATGTCTGGAATGCAGTTGTACATTCCCTCTCTAAGGAATTCACAGCCTGTTACATTTTCATCAAAGGAAATGTTGTGAGCAATAAGATGCTTATTGTTCTTTACAGCTTCTGAAAACTTTTCAAGCGCCTGCCTCAAAGGAACTCCATCCTCTTTAGCTCTCTCGTTTGTAATCCTATGAATCGCTATTGCTTCATCAGGAATCCTAAACCCTTGAGGTTTAATAATTAAATTCTGAGAATCTGTCTCTACACCATTCGCATCAAAGATTTTCCAAGCAATCTGAACCATTCTTGGCCAGTTGTTAAAATCAGTAATTGGTGCGCTAAAATTCTTTGCCTTACCAGTTGTTTCGGTATCAAATACTATATACATATGTTTTTTTTGTTTGTTGGATTACTTTCTAACTCCAACGTTATGCAAAACTATGTACTTTTTATTTACTAAACAAACTTTTTACTCATAATCACTTTCATAATCTTGCTTTGTCATCTGAATTTTAGATTGTATTTCTTTTAAAATACCTATCATTCTCCTACAACTACGCCTTGCATCAACGCCTGCGGCTTTGACTTTATTAGGTCCAAAAAACTTTTTTATTCGCTCGTCAAACCCTTCAAGTTCGTCAAGAAAATTTACAACATCTTTCTTTGCTCCGTACTCGTCATTCTTATTCCAACCTTCATAATAACTCTTATCAAGCATTGTTGTTGTTTTTCCTGTTTCTTAAGAATATTTCAATATCATTCATGAGTATTCCGCTATCTTTTGATACCTTGTCAGAACCATCAATAAGAGGGTTTGCTTTTTTAACAACCTCTTGGATTACGGTTCTACCTATTCCAGTAGAGCTACTATTCATGCTGTCAATTAACCTCTTAGACTCAAGATTCATTGATTTACTTCTCTTTATCAAAGCGTTGTCTTCAACGTCAACCTTTTTGCTCGAAACCTCATCTGGGCCCAATAGTTCATTAAGCATGTTTCCAACATATTTGTCAGAAACTCTTTGTGCTTTTCTAAATCTATTTTCAGCAATAGGAACTTCTTCGGCTGCAGCGTCTTCTCCGCCTTCAGCGCCCATGTCAAGCTCATCAGCTCCGCCCATGTCCATTCCACCAAGGTCGCCTCCAAGACCTCCGCCTCCGCCACCAAGGTCGCCTCCGCCATCTTCATCTCCACCTTCTTGTTGAGCTTGCATCATTTCCTCAGCGCCTTCAATTTCAAATTTGTCATCAAGGTCTTTGAAAAGTCCAATTTTCTTATACATTTCAACGGCTGAATCAATTTCTGCAAATATTTTCTTCTCAACTTTTTTCTGCTTAAGAATAAGTTTGATTTCAGATTTAGAAAATCCAAGTATGTTTTCCATCGCCCAAACATAAGACACTGGTGATGTCGCTTCAGCAGAGAACATTTCCTTAAATACCTCAAGACGAGCTTTCATTGTTTCCAACTTCAACAACTCTTGCTGAGTCGATGGATTGGTTAATGTAAGTGTAAAATTATCTATATCATCCTTAAACCCGTTAAAGTAAAGGTGGATGTTTGCAATCCTTTTAAGCTCAGCAAGCACTGCTTGTTGAATTGTATTAATTGTTCTTGCAAACCTAAGGTCTTGTTGAGACAAAGTTGAACCTCCTGGCATAGACTCTCCATAGTTCAAATAATTCTTAGGAACCTGAAGTGATGCAAACAATTTATTTTGCAAGTATTCAATATCTTGAATATCTCCAAGATTAGATGCTCCTGGAAGTGTTTCAATTCTTGATGACCTGTCAGCTCTCATTGGAATAAAGTAATCCTCAGTTACGTTCATTGGATTGTACTTCAAATTCATGTTACCAGTCTTCTGGTCAACGATAGGCTGTTTCTTAAGTTGTATCTGGAATTGTTGTACGAATTGTGCAACATCAGCGTGCTCTAAGTTACCTACATCAATATAAAACACTCTTCTCTCTGGTGCTCTTGTAATTCTGTATACAAGCATAGAATCTTCGGCCAATTGTAATTGTTTCCAAAGTTTTCTCGCTGGGTCAAGAATAGAACGCCCATAAGGAAGTTGCCCTGTATCTTCAAGAAGTCTAAAGTGTGCAACTTGCCAATCTTCAAAATAATCTCCAGTAGTTTCCCATCTAAATCTTGTGTTATCTGTTTTACCATCAAAACCTTCTTCTCTATGAATTTCTTGTGACGGCAAGGCCATAACTTCATAAATACCTTCGTCTTTATCAATATGAAGGTGAAGAAAGAAATCTCCATACTTAAGTAAGTCTCTAATCCATAATTTAAGAGCAAAATCTATATCAATCCTGTTATAAAACAAATCTTCAAGAACCGTCTTTACTCTTGAATTCTCTGAAAATATATCAAGAATTTTACCTTTTTCTCCTCTGGTAATACACTCATCTCTAATAATATTAAGAGCTGCCGCAATCTCTGGAGATTGGTCCATTGCTCTAAAATCCTGATAAGCATTAATCCTATCGGTATCGTAGTATATAGTTCTCGTATAAAGGTCATTGGCTATTTTATTAACCTGCCAATCAAGAAATTGTTGCTGAACGTTTTCAACACTATTACCTTGGTTGATTAGTCCGTTACCAACATTTTGAACCACACCTGGTTGTTGAACTTGTGGAGTTCTTTTTTTATTTCTATTGATTGCGTCAGTTACACCGCCAAATACACTGTTTAAATTATCGTTTGCCATCTATGCACGTTTTTATAAAATATAAATAATTGATATTGTAAAATAAATAGTTATCCCAATAACCAACTTAAATCATCGTCATCTTCCATGTTTGAGCCTCCCCCGTTAACGTTGCTACCAACGTCTCCATTAAATATGAACAAACCACCTCCTCCTTTGGAGCTTGTCTCTTTGTTTATAGGTTTTTTTATTGCTCCTACAGATGAGTTTGCGTTTAACATCATTGCGTTAAGCATACTTTTGGTCATCTCAGTAGATGATGTAACGTTTTCAAATTCTGTATCCCTAATATAAAGAGCGATACCAAGCGCCATAATTAAATCATCATTAGCACCTTTCTCATGTTCTGGCTTGTCTCCATTCATAATAAATGTCTGGAACTCAAGCATAAGTTTTTTAGAGTGAAGAATAAGAGAACCTTCTCTCATGTGTTCAATAATAGCTTTCACAAGAAGCACTCTGTTTTTTCTCGATGTTTGGAATCCTGGGATTTCAGTTCCTTCATTAACTTTGTAGCTATAATGCCTTACGTGAATGTCTTTTATATTTTTAGAAAAATATAACCTATTTCTTGGGTACTTGAATTTATCTCTAACATCAAAACAAACACCAAGTCCGAATGAGTTTGCCTCAATTACAACATAAGCTGTTCCATACATTTTTCCAACTGCATTGATTACAAATGGAAATAGGTCGGGCCCTATCTTGTCTCTATACTCCGCAACTTGCTCTAATGTTTCTACATCAAGAACTTGTATTGTGGAGTAATCCTGACCATCACCCCTGGCGACATCAGCTGCAAGTATATATCTCGCCCCTTCTTCTGGTCTCTTAAAAATTGAAAGCGTGGTTTGTTCAGTTGTAAGATTTGCAAACTTAGAAACATCATCCTTTTCCATGAAGTCAAATCTAATATAAGCCTCTGGAGTACAATCTTTTTCAACAAGCGCATGATATTTAGAAACAAGCTGAGCATCAACAGCAAGCCTTTTCGACCCTTCAAACGAAAGGTCAAGCTCTTGTGCAATCTGAACTGAATCCCAAGTAAGCCTTTTACACTGAGCTTCATACCAAGGGCTCCAAGGTACATCGTTTCCGTTTGAGTCTTTTTTGTATTCTAATCCTGCAGCACTATTTGGATTTTCTGTCCAGTGAACCGTTTGAGCATGAAAGTCACTATCTCCATTAACTGTTTCACGCCAAGTTTTATAATACAATCCAGATGTACCATTTGGTGTAGAAATCATAATACACTTTCCACCCGTAGCAGAAAGTGCCATACCAGCTCCCATCCAAATTGCCTCGTCATCTTTAATAAAAGCAGTTTCATCAAGAATCAACATTGTAAGTGAATCTCCACGACCAGCATTCGGACTTGACGCTTTTGCTTCTGCATAAGAGTTATTTGAAAACGCAATCTTTTTTTGATTATCTTGTTCAATAGCTTCTGGTTTAAGCCAAATAGGAGTATGCTCAATAAATTGCTTTACAGTTTCAAGGAAACGAACAGCTCCAGCGCCATCATTGGCAATGATTAGAATTTTTTCATCATATCTAAACAAAAGCCTCCAAGCAACATATCCTGCAGTAATAACCGAAAGACCTGTTTGTCTGGACTTTAAAATAATATTATTTTGATATTCGTGAAAGTTTCTTAGACAATCGTTTTGATATTCGAAACACGTCATTTGTGTAACCTGCTTTTCTTTTGCATTAAACACATATCCATATGTATTCATATAATACACTGGGTCTGCCGCACACTTTGCGAATTCTAACATTTGATTATTAACCATACTTATTTATTTTATAATAAATAGGGGTAAAAAATGAGTTCGAGATAATTAAATACCTATGTATATGTTTGTGCTAACTTCTTCATCAAGCTTGACAGATACGTTATTTGCTACAAAAACTACTGATGTAATGTTGTTTTTTGCGTACAATTGATAGTCTCCAATTGTACTTGCTGACCAAGATGCTGTAAACACACCTCTCGCTGCATCAGATAACGCAACGTTTATGGTAGCTCCAGTGTACGCAACCCCGTCTCTATACATTGTTGTATCAAATGTTGCGCCAGCGACAGGATTGTTATCTAAGTCGAGAGACACTATTTGTTCATACACGGTTTGCCCTGTTCCAATTATCATACTAAGTCTTTTATATAAATAGAACTAAAAAGATTATTCTTCCACCTCTTTGAATACATTCGACCTGGTAATCTTATATTTTTTAACATTTCCAGATTTTGCATTAATATAACCTTCTTTCCACCACTTAAGCATTTGCTCTTTATCAAATATCAAAGAATTCTCTGTCAATCCATATGGTGTGTAATAAATATTTATTGAGATTTCTCTCCCATGTGACTCAAGCTTATTAAGGTCAATATTATCCTTAGCTATCTTTCTCATCAAAATCTCTATCAGCCTAACAAAGTATTGAAATAAATTATTAATCATAGCTCTCTTAACAACACCAAAGCCTTCTGGGCTTAACACAATTACATCAATTTCAGTTGCCCCATTCTCAATAGCTACTTGAATTGGTATATGTTGATGAATTGCTCCATCAGCATATTGGTTCCCGTCTTTTTCTAAAATAGATGTGTATATTGGAGCATTACAAGATGCCCAGAGCCAATCAACGAAATCCTCATACGAATTATCGTTTGAAGATTTGAACTCAGCCCTTTTGTCTGTAAGGTTTGAAACCACTGCGATAACTTCTTTATCGGATTTATAAAGTCTTTCAAAATGTTTTTCAGTAAAATGTTTCTTTATTAAATTCCTTAAGTTATCAGTTTCTCCAATAGTTTTTTTGGATGTAATTAACCTTTTGATTGCATTCCACCTTCTAACACTGCCATCTTCGTTAAAGGGGTTTATTGAGAATATATCTTCAGTTGTAATGCTTGTATATCCCTCTTTTAGTATGCTTAATTCTCGTATAGATGACAATGGAGCAAGAAGACTTCCTGTTGATGTTCCCACGTAAAGGTCATAATCTTTGTCTTGGTCTTCGAGAAGATGTTGTATTACTCCACCAGCCCAAGCGCCTTTTGCCCCTCCACCAGAAATACACAAAGCTCGTTTTCTTTTTTTTACCCCTTTACTTCCCATATATATCCTTTACACTTAAATGTCCCTCTTCTTATACAATTTTGGATTGCTGATGTATTAACGCCTATATTTCTTGCAGCCTCTCCATAGCTATTAAATTCTTTTATCAAACTCCCTTCTAAATCGTATTGATTGACTTTTTTAGAATTTACTGGTATTTGTCCTTTTTTAAATTCAGTTTTAGGACTTAACCTTTCTCCTTTTTTTATTCTTGTCTCTTTTCCGATTTCATTTCCCTTTTTAAAAGTTGTTTTGTTTGACTTAATAGAACCAATAACACCTTTATTCCATGGTACATTTCCCTTATCTACGCCATCTCCACCAGAAGTCTCATTGGTCAAATTAAATCCCCAGCACTTAAACTGTTCAATCCAATAACTCTCCCAAAACCTCCAATCTTCTTCTAAAATCTCGTCAATAACTTCTATAGCTGGTTCTAAATCTCTTTTTAGAAGACTTTTAATCCAAGCCTTCTTGTGTGATGTAGTTGATTTTTTGCTTTCATTTATATGTCTATTTAATCTTTTTGCAATATTTGTAGTTTTTCCAACATACTTAACATCATTTGTTAATGGGTCAATCAACACATATATAATTACAGTCCTCATAACTATAAATAGTTAAAATTTTTGCCCCCACCACTAATTACAAAATTTTTTAAGTTTTCCTGGTATGTTTTTTCTTCTGCCATAAAAAAAGGAGTTATAAAAAATATAACTCCTTTCTATGATAAAATCAATTTTATCTTATTTCTTTTTATTTGTCTTTCTTGCCTTCATCTTGATGACCTTGCAGCAACCTTCTTTGTGTGCATGATTGTTTTCCATATATTCATAACCCTCTTGCCACCAATTAGTCATCTGTTCCTTATTAAAGTACATTGCATTATCAGTAAGGTGTCTTGGTGCGTAGTATATTTTTAAAGTAACATCTTTATCTTTGGCCATATTTTTTGCATTATCAATATCTCTTTCCATTGCCTCACGAAGAGAAATATCAAACATTCTGGCAAGTAATTTAAGAGGGTTTGCTCCAAATTCTGGCTCCATATCTCCCATGTACTCTTCCGTGTTTGTAGAAATTGCGTCAATTTCAGTTGCTCCATTAGAAATAGCTTGAGAAATTGGCATATGCTCTTTAAATCCACCGTCAGCATAATAATCAGAATAAATCGTTGGATGTTCTCCGTTATGAATTATGTTTCCATTTTCATCAACAACCTTTCTTGAAATAGAGGTGAATGGAACTGCGCATGCAGAAGTCCATGTCCATTCTACAAAATCCTCATATCCTTTTCTGTTTCTACCAAGAGACTTCATGTCAAAATACATCGTCTTATTTTTTGACATGTTTGTAACAGTTGATGTCATGTTGATTCCGCTGTCATATGCAAGAAGATATTTCTCGTAAGGAAAAAACTTTTTAATTGTTTCTTTAAACTTTTTATTGTCTCCAAAAGTAGGTTCTTTTCTAAAAAGAATCATTCTCACTACAGACCATAAATTAATATCTGCCTGCCCTGACTTTTTTGGGTCTTTTACTTTTTTGAATGGGCTTACGTCATACATACCTTTAATGTCCATGGAAGTGTAACCCTCCTTTAGAGCTGTAAAGTCATTGATTGATGCAAGCATTTGTAGAAGTGTTCCAGTTGATGTGCTGAGATACATATCATACTCTCTACCTTCTTTGAGTTTCATATGCTCCAGCATCCCTCCTGTGAATGCTCCCTTAGATGCTCCACCACTTAAGCAAAGAGCTCTTTTTATTTCGCTTTTTACAATCAATTTCTATATGTTAATTTTTGAAACTATATAGTCTCTTATTGTTACTTTATCATTTGTTTTTGGCACAAAATTGTCCAACCTTGAATAGGTGGAATTTAATACTTTTTCCACCAACAAAACATTCGATTTTTGAGAATCTTTTTTGTTTCCGTATTCATAGTAATCTGAAATTCCGCTTGATATATCTTTCATAAAAGGCATAGCATCAGACTCAGCTTCCAATATGCCACTCAAATCTGCAGAGGTTAAAATAATTAATCCAACAGTTTCTATTATCAATTTATTTATTAAATTTCTTCTCCTCCTTTTTCCTTCATCTCTCGCTCGAATACCATCGTAAAATTTTTCTGTTACCTTAGCATTGTTAGATATGGTGCCATCTTTTAGATACCAACTTCTAGTTACAGTACGTTTTTTAACATGCCCTGTATCATGCAGTTCGTAAACAGCTACATATTTTAAAATTTGATTTGAATAATTGAAGACTGTAAAACCATTGTAATCTATACTAACGCTTAAATCTGTATAATAATTACACTCGACTAAAAAACCTAATTCATCAAATATATACTCTGGATGTAATTTGGTATTAACATCTTTTTTGTAATCCAAACTATGTGGTGTAATGTATTTATTTCTAACATTTTTTTGAGATATAGTATCCATAGATAAATAATCATATATTTTGTAATAATTACCATCCCCGATACTATCAAAAAAGTCATCCCCTAAACCATCGTCTAATGATTGCATATAATCCAGATAACCCTGTGGTGCTGTTTCATAATAAACCCAGCCATCAACTGGATAACTCCAAGCATCCTTTAGATTTATATCTAATTCATAATTCGGACCAGATATTTTATTGTTAGCATAATACCATTGTTCATTATTTTCTTTATAAAATCCTCTTTCCATATTTAATATTTTTTTAAGATAACACCGTAAAACCTTTACCAGTTGCAATTGACGGGGTACAAGTTGCTGCACCAGGGTTATTCCTTACATCAATTGTTTGAGAGCCCGCAGCTGTTCCAAGGCTCGTAAAAAAAGCGTTTATAGCTGCTTCAGTAAGTAAATTATTTTGAACAGAGACACCTCGTGTCAGTCCTGGCATTATTATTTTTTGAATTGAAAAACAGTCCCTAAACATATCATCAGCGTCG